TAACTACACTTGTTTCCCATCTGATACGATTAATTAACATCTCAGAAGATAATCTGACATGACCTTTATTGATTGCTTCAAAAGCAAATCGTTTAAAGAGTTCATAAACTTCAGGATTTTTTTCGTGAAAGTTTTTAAACTCATCAACAACTTCATCACAAGCTATTTGATAATTAGCTTTTGGTATCATTTGTTTCCTCCTTTAATTCACAATACTCTGTTAAAAAATCATCAACTATAGATGCTGTGCTGTCATCTATATCTGTGATAGTTTCTGTGTACCAAGTTTTGTCGGGTCTTTCCATTGTAGCAACAATAGCCCAACCTGTGCATTTATCGATCATTTGTTTTCTCCTTTGGATAAAATACCTACACATTTGTCTTCACCATTTGGAAAACCTGTAAGTTCATCTAACATTTTATGATTATCATAACCAAGTTTGATACAAGCATTTTGTATATCATCAAATCTAAACAACATATCATCAGTTAGATTTATCATACCATTTCTTTTATCAAGTGGTTTGATTGATAAGTTATTGTTGCTCATTTGTTTCCTCCTTATTTGCTATTGATGATTCAAAGTATGCTGGTGAACCTTTGATTGCTACTGTATAGTTTTCTGTTGCAAAGTTTCTCATCATATCAGAATTGATTGACTTGTTAAAAAACTCACAGACTTTTACAAACTTATACATAGGAATACAGTTTCTTCCCTGTTCATACTTTTGTATCTGTTGAAAAGTTACACCAAGATGATTTGCTAACTTGCTTTGTGTAACTTTTATTGGACAAGATTCCCTAGTTAATCTTATCCACTTACCTACATTTTTATAGAATGTACTACTCATGCGACTTTTCCTCCTTTAGTTTCATAAACCAATGGTTCAGGTACTTTTATTTCGTGATGACCATTGTCTGAGTTATCACCATCATTTTTATTTTTGCCTAGATACAATGATGAAGTGAAGTAGTTTTTGTTTCTTGGTACTGCGTTGTTATCAAAAGATTTTGAATCAATATTTACTGCCCATCCTGAATCAAAGTCAGTATGATCTGATAAAAATCTAATGAATTGCATCATCAAATTATTGACATCCATTCTTGAAATAGGACAACTAAAATTATTTCTCCTATCATTTGCCAATAATTTATTGTGATTATTTACCCACTCTTCAGCGAGTTTAGGAAACCACTCACCTCCCCAATGATGAAATAGTACAACTGATTTATCAGTATGTGTTTTCTTTTCATCATTCCAACTCGGTACTTCTTGTACGAATTGTATGCTTACTCTATCACCCATTATGCAACCTCCTTGATTGTTGTTGTTTGTGATTGTTGTAATGACTTGCAATATTCCATAGCTTTACTTGCAAGTGAAGATGCTTTCCATATTGCATCTTCGTGTTCTTCTAAACATTTAATCCACGAGTTAAGATAATGTGCGTGATCTTCTCTTGGATGTGATGTAATGTTTAGATGTGTTGCCATAAAACAAGAACCTAGTTCAGCAACTAACTCTTCAAAAGCATAGTCTGTTGAACCAAATCTTGTGGACAACTCTCTATTACACCTGTCTTTATGACCTGTCCAATGGGTCAGTTCATGAAGTAATGTAGTGTAATAGTTTTCAGTAGCGGTACTGTGTTGAGTATTTATAAAACTATCTTTAGTAGGCATAGTTATATAATCTTGGCTTGGTATGTAACAAGCCTTAGTACCATCCTGAATTTTTACTTTAGTATTACTGATAAAAGTTTCTGCTTTATCAATATCATTTACTAAATTTGTTTTAGTATCAAAGCCAACAAACTTTTCTATGTTACCCTCGACTTGTTCAATGTTGAATACATCAAAGGCTCTTGCTAGTCTGATGACTTTTCTTTTATCTTCAAACTCAGCATCTTTAATATACTGTTTAAAGAATACTAACTTTGTAGATTTTTCTCCTTTCTTAACTTGGCATTGATGCTTTGCCCATTGTTTATAAGTTCCATAAACTAATCTTTTATATCCAGTAAATGATAACCAAAGAGTATTAATTCCTGAATACTCCCAGCCATCTACCGAAACGAAAGTTTTATTAGCCCACGACTTAGTCCATTTTGAACCCTCAGTTTTCATCAGGTGCAAAACTTTTTTGGTCAATGCATTAATGACTTCTTGCGTCTTATTTGGCATTGTTCCTCCTTTATAGTTATAATCTTAACAACATCCAAAAGCCAAAGACTATTGCTATTGTTATGTATGTTAAGATAGTTTCATATATTGATGGGTCTTCTATCATAGAACCTCCAACAATTTTTTCCATCCTTTACGAGATGCATTTGCTTTTTGATATACCTCTTTCCAATATTCTCTTTCGTGTTTTGGACAAGATAATCTAAGGTATTCAAACACACCCTCGCAAATTTTTTGAGTAGCATTTTCATTCTTACTTGCATTGTATATTGCTTGACTCATTTGATCCTCCCTTTCTATATCTTCAGTTTCCATTTTCTTGCTCTTCTTTTGCAAAATTTTTTAAATATTTATTTATATTTTTGATAGTAAGTTTATCTATATCGCCTTGCCCTAGTAACTCATTACTCCAAGTATCGTCTGAATGTTCCCATTCAATAACTAAACTCCACGATTTTATTTTTTTCATAGTTTCCTTTCTGCATTAAACATTATATTTTTTTTGTAATGTTTTGATTTGATTATTGATTGCGTTAAACACTTCTTGATCCAAGCACTTCATCTCTAAGCATATGTTGTATGCTCGTTTAAGTTCTTGAATATCAGAAGTGTTTTGTATTTTAGAATAGATCGCTTTATCTAAACGACTAAACGATTTATCTAATTCTTCTTTTGCTTTAGTCACACTATGTGCTACTTCTGATTTGTCTTGATTAAACATTCTAACTCCTTGATTGTAAAATTTTTTGGTAGAATTTTACCAAACTTTTTTGATAGATGTTTTCTAATGCTATCAGACTTTGCTAAGTCTTTAGCCTTTCCTTTAAACAAGATCATCTTGTTCTCCTTTCCATATTTCAAGTTGTATTGTATATAGTTTGTTCTATATTGTCAATACAAGCAATTGAGCATAAAAAAAGACCAAGCGACCTAGTTAAAGATCGCTTGATCTTAAAGTTATCTATGCAACTAATTGTTTAACATTAGATAACTTAGTCATTATCGCTGAAAGTTCTGACATTGATTCAGTAACTTTCGCAGAATCAGGATTAGATTTAACTCTTGGAGTATAATCTACACCGATTCTTTCCTTGTAAATGCTTTTACAAGCATCAATTACTTGCTCGTGAGCAACTAATTGGTCAGCGAGTTTTTCTAATGCAACTACATTTCTTTGTAGATTGACATCTTCAATTTCGCTTCCTGTCCAATTTCTCTCAAGTTTCTTAACTCGAATCTTGATGTCAGAAATTAGATTAACTGCTGTATTATAAGCAATTACCGAACCTCTTATCTGATTCTCTAAATATCCTTTAACAGGTGTATAGGTATCTGATGTTGGGTTCTCCGACAATGACAGACCCTCATAGTGGTCACACATTGTAGTTATTGCGTTTATAAGTTTCTTCATTGGTTCCTCCTTTTGGTTATGAATTAACTTGCCAAACTCGCTGTAAATTGCCACAACAATAGGTCAAGTGTTAAATTGGGAGGGGGGTTTCCCCCCTCTAATACTTTGGGGGGTGGGAGCCGATTTAATACTTGAAGACCACTCCTTGCCTGTGGTCGCCCTAATTGTTGTGTGTAATTTACTTTGGCAAAGTTAAATTCATCCAAAAGGAGGACTATGACTAGAAACTAAACGCAGTAACTTTGTGTGAGCCACTATATATGGGTCTTATTGTCGGTGGCTTGACACAACATCAGATCACCGCTATACTACCTGAAAGTACCATTTAGGTACCAGATAGAGGTTCTGATTGCGTTTAATATGACCAAGTTAATTCCAAAGCTGACATCACTTTCGAGTGTACCAAACAAAGAAATTACAGGCAAAGCGAAATTGCTTGTTGATACACTTGTATCCAAAGGATGTAGTATCACTGAGGCATCAAAACTCGCTGGTTACAAGGGTAATTCATCTCGTGTTAGTGCATCAAGGATGCTACGAAAACCTGAAGTACAGGCTTATATGATGCAAGAGATACAAAGGTCGCTTGGGCTTAACTCAGCGAAAGCCGCTTCGAGATTGGTAGCCCTTTCTCAGGGGGCTAAGAGTGAGTATGTCCAGTTGGAAGCATCCAAAGACATACTCGATAGAGCAGGTTTCAAAGCCCCTGAGAAACACCAACACTTGGTTGGTGGTGATTTCTCCATCAACATAGACTTATCGTAGAAATCACAGGGCTACCCTCTCTCAGTGACAGGCGGGGTTCAAAAACCCAAGACTGCAAACTGCTAGTGGGGGTGGACACACAATATAACTCTTTAAGGTTCGATCAATTTGTGCTACTAAATATTATGGCTTACAAATCACCAGCATGGACAAGGAAAGAGGGTAAGAATCCTCAAGGCGGACTGAATGCTAAAGGTCGTGCATCCTATAAAGGTGGTACTCTAAAGCCCCCAGTTAAGAGTGGAGATAACCCAAGAAGAGCGGCATTCCTTGCTAGAATGGGTAACATGGCTGGCCCAGAGTAAAAGAATGGAAAGCCAACTAGATTATTACTTAGCTTAAGAGTATGGGGTGCGTCATCAAAAGCAGACGCAAGAAAGAAAGCTAAGAATATATCTATGAGATTAAAAAACAAAAAAAAGAAAGGAAAAGCATAATGCCTACAGACGCTAAATCATATGGAGAAGTTAAGATGAAAGGTAAGCAAAAGAAATTACCTGCCGCATTGAAGAAGAAAATAATGATGGCTAAAAAGAAAAAGAAAATGAAAAGTGCGTAAATATTGGGTTCGTATTTGGGTTAAAGGTGATTGCGAACTTTTAGAAGAAAATGTTTTAACTGAAGAAGAGTTTAAAAATTTTTTTACCCCAAAAGGTACGAGAACAACATACGAGGACTATAATGAGGAAATTCACACCAAAGACAGACAACCCTGATGGATCAAACAACTCAAGGAGAAACTATGAAGAATCAAGAGCAATCCGAAAAAGAAGCCCACAAGAACAGCAAGTCTATGAAGAGGTTGCTTCGCAATCAGAAAACAGCGAACAACATATTAGAGTCGGAACAAAAAATTCTTAAAGAAGAATACAGTAAAGCATTTGACCAATATGTAGAGTTTAAAATGCTTAAAGGTCATTCTAAAGAACAAGCAACTAAAATGGCTAAAGCAGTCATTACTAAACAACAAGTATAGGAATGGATGATTAATGCAGGTTCTTTTCAAGAATATGATTACAACAACGAGTACGAAGAGTGCGAGTGGAAAGAACATAACAGGATAAAGTATGAGTGTTGCAAAGAAATCAAAACCTGCTCTATGGAAGAGGATTGTTGCAAGGATCAAAGCACAATCTTCTCATGGTACTAAAGCTGGTCAATGGTCAGCAAGAAAAGCACAAGCCGCAGTTAAAGCCTATAAAAAAGCTGGTGGTGGATATTCAGGAGCAAAGAAGTCTAGCAACTCCTTATCTAAATGGTCAAAACAAAAATGGAGAACTAAGTCAGGAAAACCATCATCTAAAACTGGAGAAAGATATTTACCTGAGAAAGCAATTAAATCTTTATCAGCTAGAGAATATGCTCGTACTTCTGCAAAAAAAAGAGCGGATCAATCTAAAGGAAAACAATTTAGTAAGCAACCTGATTCTATAGCTAAGAAAACAAAAGCCTATAGAACATGAGCATCTATACACAAATCCCAATTAAGCATTTGAAAGCATTAAGACTTGTTGTTAAGAACAATCATATGAAACATTATCCAAAAGAAAATTTTACAGACAAAGAAGCAGATCGTATAATAGAATCAATAACACCACAAACTAGAGAGAAACTTATTAAGTTAGCAATAGATCATGGGATCACTGAACTATAAGCCAGATGGGGCTACTCTAAAAAATTTTTTAAAAGACGAAAGTTTTTTTAGAGGATTAAGAGGGCCAGTTGGTAGTGGTAAATCTGTTGCTTGTTGCATAGAAATAATTAAACGAGCCATAAGTCAGAAGCCATCAGAAGATGGTAAGCGTAAATCAAGATGGGCTGTTATAAGAAATACAAACCCACAATTAAAAACTACAACAATTAAAACATGGCTTGATTGGTTTCCTGAAGAAAACTTTGGTAGATTTCAATGGAGTGTTCCCTATACTCACAAAATATCTAAAGGTGATATTGAATTAGAAGTAATCTTTCTAGCACTTGATAGACCTGAAGATGTAAAAAAATTATTATCATTAGAACTTACTGGTGTATGGATTAATGAAGCAAGAGAAATACCTAAGTCTATTGTAGATGCTTGTTCAATGAGGGTAGGTAGATTTCCATCTATGAGAGATGGTGGCCCAAGTTGGTATGGAGTTATAGCAGATACTAACCCACCTGATACAGATCATTGGTGGGCTATACTTGCAGGTGAAACAGTTATACCTGATTACATAACTAAACAAGAAGCTAAGATGTTAGTTAAACCTGATAACTGGAAATTTTTTAATCAACCTCCTGCTATGTTAGAAATTAAAAATACAGAAAATGAAATAGATGGTTATGATATGAATACAAAATCTGAAAACCAAAGTAACCTTACAGAAAATTATTATAAAAATATTATACGAGGTAAAACTAAATCTTGGATTGATGTTTATGTTTTAAACAAACTAGGACAAGTAGAAGATGGCAAACCTGTTTATGAACAGTTTAATGAACAAGTCCATGTAGCTAAAGGTGATCTAGCTATTGCAGATGGTGTTCCAATATTTGTAGGAATAGATTTTGGATTAACACCAGCTTGTGTATTTGCACAAAGGATTAGAAGTAGATGGGTAGTTATAGATGAATTAGTTGCAGAAGATATGGGTATATTAAAATTTTCTGATTTATTAAAACAAGAAATGTCTAAATATTTACCAAGAGATTTTTATATATTTGGTGATCCAGCAGGAGATCACAGAGTACAAACAGATGAATCAACACCATTTCAAATCTTAAGAGGTAAAGGTATTCATGCAAGACCAGCACCATCTAATGATGTGTTAATAAGATTAGAATCTGTTAATGCAGTATTATCAAGAATGGTAGATGGTGAATCAGGAATACTAATTGATCCTAAATGTAATAATTTAATTAGAGGTTTTGCAGGTGGTTATCACTATAGAAGACTACAAGTGTCAGGAGAACGATATGATGAAAAACCAAATAAGAATAGATTTTCTCATATACATGATGCTCTACAATATTTGCTATTAGGAGCAGGAGAGGGAAGAGCATTGACTATTGGTAAGAAATCAAATAAACCTATA